CTGAGGTTCGAGACCCACGTCTTCTCACCGTTTACTAGCAGACCATATCTCGCGTACCCTTCTGCCCAATCTTCTCCCGTAGTGGGTGTTCGAGTAAACAGTACGGCGTCGTCACCTTGATATCGTGCATCCAGGATCTCGACACCCAGATCTTCGGCTACCGTCTCCGCCTCAGCACGGTTGATCAGAGTGTCTATGAGAGCAGTCCAAGCATGGCCGCTCGGAACTCCTCTTTTCCACTGAATTCTCAATTCGCCTGCAGGTGTTCGGAATATGACTATCGCGGTGTCAAACGCTGTCAACTCGACGTTCTTTAACTTGTCGAGCTCAGGCCGCAGATCAGGACGTGAGGCCGCAATTGCGGCGTCAAAGACGGCACCAATTGCATAGCGGACCGCGGACTTGGTCTGAGACATATCAAACTCGCTTTGATCCAGCGAGACCGCGTAGACTTCTTTCCTAGCATTTAGGGCATATAGAGCACTTCTAGATTCTGCTTTCCGCAACGGAGATAGACCCAACGTGGTCCATAACTTCTTCCCGTTGTAGTCGGCGACCAATATCTTGTCGACATAAGCACATCTCCTGTAAGACCTTGAATCAGCCGATATCACACCGCGCGTCCGCGCGGGCTCATCTTCCTTCCTAAAGGGGTAGAGTAGCATAGGATGCTCTGTGAGAGCGCTGAGAACCAGCTCCTCTTCAGAAGAGCCCAAGCTGTTCGCAAACTTGCCTCTTAACGACGTCCTTTTCCAGTCTTTCCCGTCCACAGGCCCTGCTTTCTTCATGTTCACATCGGTCTTGCACATGGCGATCTTGATAGGGGTGCCTTCTGTACTGGCACCCGACAAACCCCAAGCATCCCTGAACTCCATGAATTGCCCAAACGATATCTGATCACTATGAGCACGGAAGTTGATGTCTGCTACTGCGGCGTCGAGTTTCTTCTCCATACGCCTAGTCCAAAGAAGTGTGCGTCCGTCTTGATCCAGAATCTTATCCTTCATTTCCTCGAAAACGTCCACCCTGTTAGGGGCACAGTCGTATCCGCCCAACACCTTCAGGTCGGCCATATAACTCCACACGCCGTGTCCTTGCAAGATGTTCAACTTTATAGCTCGTGCCGAAAGCGCCTTCAGATTTTTAATCCAGCATGTCTCACAGCAAGCTGTGAATCGAAGCAGTATCGCTCTAATCCTATTGAAGACCCCATCTGGTAAAAATCCGGAAAAATGAGAAAGTATCTTTCCCCACTTCGGTCCGAACGAATTCTTCATGAACTTCGATGTTCTGGCCCTATGCATAG